GACGAGGCCGCGTAGCCATCGGGCGCCTCATCGCCGTACAGGAAACTGTTTAGGTAGGCCCCTCTCGGGGCCGAAGCATGGTCCAGCTCAAGTATCAGATCGATAGAACTCAAGATGCTCGGTCTCTCGATGAACCACGAGCGCGTCCAGGCGAACTGCTCACCAACCGGGGGGAACGACGGGGTGTACACGGTTTCGGCGGTTACTGACTTCCCATAGGGATATACGCCGGGCACCTGAACACCCTTGAGCCTGTAGGGGTTGGTGAACCGAAGGTCATCTGTTGCTGCCGCGCCGAGTGTGCCGTTCACGACCTCTGAATTGGTGTTCAGAACACGCATCCAGGGCCAGTGGTGGGTGCCGGCTATCTCGCCCTTGTCGCTCTCGTCCGGGTCGCCAGAGGTCATCTCCAGCGTGGCGGGCGACTGTGGGGTCCAGCCTGCCACGTAAGTGATGGGCACCCAGCGCTTGCGGAGGTCTCCATAGGGCACGCTGTTGACGCGTTCGACCACGTCGTCCATGGCGTTATCGATACGATTGCCATCGATGGTGGTGCCCTCGGAGAACTGCTCCTTGGTGATGGTTCTCGGGTTTGCTTTCCAGGCCATTAGGCGACCACCGTGCCGATCTCAGTAACGTCCCCGAGACCGGCGTTGGGCGTGTCGTTGATGCACCCGATGGCCTGCACACGGCCCAGAGACCCGCCAACATTATTGATGGTGGGTGAGCCCCCGTTGATGAAGATGCACCCGATGAAGACCGCTTGAGCGTCAACAGCGCCGTCCTCGATTCGCACCATGCCACCCACGCTCGATGGGTCGCGCCTGAAGATGCAGTTAGTGAAGGAGGCGACCACACTCTCGCCCACCAGCACCAACTCGTTGGCGCTCGGGTCCCCGGAGTCAGAGAACTCGACGCCGAAGACAGAGGCGTGGCCGTTGATTTTACAGCGCCTTGTGAACTGAGCGCCCGCCACAACGCCCCGGATGGCATTGTGGGGCTTATCGTGCGTGAAGGCGGCGTACATGCCGCTGCCCAGGTTCCAGCGGTTTCGGACAAGAAGCTCCTCTTCAAGCAGCGCGCCTGGGGGCAGCAGCTCAAGGCTCCTGACCTGCGCCTCGATGGCGCCCTCCTGGGCCTGGTCGTTCACCTCTTCGAGAGTGAGCCACGGCCTCATAATCTTGTTGTATATTCCGTAGTTGGGCATTAGCGCCCCCTCCTACGGCGGCCGCCGACAATCCTGAAGACTGCCTTGACGCCCTCGACCCACAGCTTTTCGGCCCTGTTCATGATGAACCCGAAGTGCATCACGCTGAAGCTCTGGCCCTTGACGGACATGCTCACAGAGATGTCACTGGTGTCCTCGTCGCCGATGAGAACGGTGCCGTCCGAGCCCTCTGTGGCGGCGGCGACAGGATCGCCCCAGACGAGGCCGGTGGTGCCAAACGCCTTGTCAACGAGGTCGCCGTCAGACTTCTGCACCCTGGTCCGAAGCGTACTGGTGGACGTGAACGGCGCCGTTTCGTCCTGCTGCTCGACGGCCGCCTGCGCTGGCGCCATGTCGATTATCTGCGCCATCCATTCTTTCCGATCGCTCCCAACCAGGGTGTTGAAGAGCCCGTAAGGCCACGTAGAGTCTAGCTTTTCTGTGCCCGTGCCGTGGCTGAGCAGGTTGGCCCAGACGCCGCGCATCTTCAGCTCGTTGCCGCCTTCGAGGCCCACGTTGGTGGACTTGTAAGCCCAGTCGACCGGCTGGGCGACGCTGTCTTCCTTGCGGACAGACCCGGACCCGAGCGACCACCTGTTTGTAACCCTTGCTGGGACATAGGCATCCACGTACACGGCGGGGTTGACGATGCTGGCCACGCGGAAGCTAACCTGCGTATCGCCGCTGTCAACAAGCACTTGCCAGCCCATGCCACTCGTATCATCGGCAACCTGGCCCGCCACCCGCCTGAACGGCAGGAAAAGAATCCGATTCAGCCGCTCCCAGTTCAGGTTCATCATGGGGGCGTGATAATTGTCGGCATCGCTTCCGAGCCACTGCGCCACGAGATACCCGCCAGACTGTGACGGCGTGCCAAAACCGCTGTCCGTATAGGTCGTTATGGTCCAGGGTAGGTCAGCCCCAGACGCCACCGCGCTAGCGAGGCGCTCGGTCGGAAACATCTGCTCAACGCTGGCGGTCGTCACCCCGTTATACACCGGCTGCCAGCGGGTCTTATCAAACGTCAGCTTCGCCACAATCTTGCTGATCCCATAGTCCACAACGAAGGCGCTGGACGGCGGCACCAGAAAGATGGGGATGACCACAAAGTCATCTGAATCGGCCGTCGTGTTGCCCGATGGGAAGCGATAGCCATTGGGCACCTTGATGGGTGCCCCCATATAGAGGCCGCCCTCGATCGCCTCAAGGGAGCCGCCGGGGGCAGATGCGACCGTCTCATGCCCATACTGGCAGATGCGGCGGTTGTCCTCGTCTGCATCCACGCTCCGGTCGATGGCGCCGCCACGGCCGTACTCCAGGATGATGAACGACCGGGACTTGAGGTCGAAGTCGATGTCGGTCAGGTTTATATATTCGGCATCATCGATGAGCGACTGCGCATCTGGACCGGCGAGGGCAAAGAGGTCGTCCTGGTAGTTGAGTATCCAGGGCGATGGCATGTTCTGGGTGACGCCGACGACGGCTGCGAGGGGGTCTGCGCCGTCATTGGCCACGATGGACTCAAATGTCCACCACGACCACCGCCCTTCGCTCATCACAAGCGCAGCGCTGAGCAGCGGAATCGAGACGACCAGCATGTTCATCGAGGCCACAAACGTGCATTTCACACCCCCTGGCTTGAGCCTGAGCGTGGTCGTGGGCTGCTCGTTGTCCGGGTCCGTCTGGCCGTACTGCACGAAGTACGAGGTGAGCGGGTTGGTCATCCCCTCTCGCTCGAAGAACGGCTGGACTGGCTCCGAGATTGGCTTGATGCTGAGTCCGTTGGTGGTCTGATAGACCCCACTTGTGTCGACCCATACGAGGCCCCCTCCCGTGGCGNCGTTGGCGTTTGGGCCAACGCACCCCACGTTATCGCTCACTCTGGTGAGCCTGCCCTGGCTNACTATCTCACCCACCGAGGGTTGATAGAGCCACGTCTCGTTTTCGGTGAAGACGATGAGGTTTGAATTCTGTTCCGCGATGGCTGTGATCTGTTCTTCTGACGGCACCAGGAACCAGTTGCTATCCGTGATGGCGTTGGGGAACCCAGGGTCAGACCAGTAAAGGTAGTTGCCGGAGGCGTAAACGAGCCTGTTCTGCACCACGGCCACGTCCACCGGGTTGGGCATGTCGGCAGTGCGCAGGTACTCGAACGCCTCGGGGTTGACCCCAGGGCTCAGCACCACTGGCGTGATGATGTTCGATTCACCATAGGACTCGGACCACTCGCGGTTGCTGAGGTTGTCTATCTCTGTCGCCCGGAGGCCATTGAAAGACGCCCCGAGATACGCCCAGCAGCCTGCGGACCTGTTGCCGAAGTACAGGATATCGTTGAACTCTTCAAAGAAGAAGAACTCGTCCTTGGCCTTGAACCACGCAGCGTGACCTTCGAGGTAGGCGGTCTGGTACTGAGGCGCGAGGTCCTCGACGCCCTCGGCAGCTACCTCGGTGAACGAGCGGCCGTCGAGCGTGGTGGGCACCGCGTCGTCGAAGCTAGCTGACGCAGCGGTCTGGCTGGTGTGCGGATAGAGCGGCACCTCGAAGCGCTCGTTGGTGGTCAGGTCGTAGATGCTGACGATGTAAATGCTGCGGAGGGGTGCGTAGGCCAGCGTGACCTGTGGGCCGCCGGGGAGCGTTACATTAACGCGGGCCAGGAACACGGAGAGCATCTGGAGGTTGCCGAAGTCGGTCTTGAAGAGGTGCGAGCCGAGGTGCTTGGTTAGCCCCCACTCCCCGTTCGAGACGGCGCCGCCTGAGCCCTCGAAGATAGACGTCATCATGGTGTCGAACTGCGTGACCTGGCCAAACCCCTCGCGGACTTGCCAGGCGTTGTTGGCGTAGAGCATGTTGAGCGCGAACGCGCCCTTGGACGGTGCGTTGGCCTCGATGCCCGNNCCAAGNACCTGAACCTCTTGAGCCTTTACCGCCATNAGTATCCGTACCAGGGAACCGTCTGGACGTAGTCGTAGCCGTCGAAGGCTCTGGCCTGGAGGTACTCCTGGAACTGCCCCAGTCTCGTGGCTGTCTGGCGCAGGATGGGCTCACTCTCAGCGCCGTCCACAATGGCGTACTGCCGGTAAGCCAGCAGGGCTATGAGGTCGTGAAACGGCGTGAGGTTATCGATGAACGCGCTGGGAGAGCCGGTCCACGTGATGTCACCCGCAGGCACGTACTCNATGGTGTAGTCCCCGGTGAGCTTGCGCGTGAACTTGAGGATGGTGCCCGAGAGGTAGTAGCTCGACGGCGTCACTTCGAGCGCGCGGATATTGCTCACGGCGCCGAAGCGCTCGGTGACAAGCCCAGAGCTGTCCAGCTTGACGACGCTATTGAGGCGCACCAGTCGTCCGTTGGTGGCCGTGGGGCTTGCCCCCATGAACACCGGGTCGAGGTCATACTCACGCACATCGGAGAGCGTGACCTCCTGGGTGGCGTTGTAAATCATCGGATTGATGTCACACACCATGTTTCGGAACTCGCGGTAGCCATCGTCGAGATAAATCTCCACGTCTGCGTCCGACACAAACGTCTGGTCAGGCTCGTCGATGTACTGGCGGAACTTGGCCGCTACCCCTGCCGGTGTCATCCAATACCCCCAAAGACCGGGCTAATCAGCGCCTCCTGGCCTGCGGCCTGCCTGGACTGCGCCGACTCCATAAGACCCACATTCTCCGCGAGGCCGATGGCCTCTTCCGCCATCTGGCCCTGAGTCTCTGGAGAGCCCACCGACATGATGTCGCCCATCTGCTGGCCCCTCGGGGACAGCGGCGGCATCTGGCGCGGGAATACCTTCTGCATGGCCTCTGCCTGCTGGAACTCCTCGCTGGAGGCCCTCGGGTTACTGAGCGCCACAACCACGTCTCGGATGTAAAGCTGCCGCTCTTCTGGCAGCTCATAGAAGTCATCGGTGTGGATGTAATCCGAGAACACCTTGAGCATCGAGCGGATGTCGTCTGACTGGAATATCTCGATCTCGTAGCCTTCCTTGGTGGCGTCGAGAAGCTTCTTGGCGTGCGCCATGCCCTGCACCTTCTCGGTGATGAACGAATTGCCCGTGCGGAAGCTCAACTCCCTGATGGCGCTCTCCGGGTCGATGAGGCCAGCCTGGAAAAGCTCCATGACGTGCTGGTCTCTATCCCTGGAGTCGAACCGGAAGGCGCTGCCTGCCTCGATGAAGATCTCAGGGTCGTCAACGATGTTGGCAGAGCTGATGGCCTCGTAGACCACCTTGCCAGTCTGGTCGAGCATCCGGGCCATCTTGGGCTCGGTGTAATGGACCTTCATAAGCTCCAGCACAACCTTGGCCATCTCACGCACAGCGCGCTCGACGTTGGTCTGGGTCTCTTGAAGCTGAGAGGTGTCGCGGTCGCTGAGGACCTGCATGGCGCGGCCAGAGCTTACGCCCACCGCTCGCTTACCAAGGCTCACAGAGTGAATGCCCGCCACGTCGTGCATCTCTGCCTGGGTGCGGGTGATGCTGTCGAGCACGTAGCCCGGCAGCGGCGACGGCTGAATCTGACTGGGCGCTCCGCCAGCCGGGTTGTAGTAAATCTTCTCGCCAGGGCGGTTGGTCATCGACGAGGCGTTGATGCCCGCAGTCTTGGGGATGGCCCACTTGGGGTTGCCCATGAGCTTGACGTTGTGAACCACCTGGGTGCGCTGCTCGTTATAGAGGCGCTGGAGGTCCAGCAAGGGCTGCATGAGGCCAATGCCCCACAAGCGGCCGGGGACCTCGGTGTAGCGGATGACCTGGACAGGAAAGGTCTTGGTCTTCCAGGTGCCCTTGTAGAGGTAGACGTCACCAGCGAGGATGGCGTGACGGCCGTCGCGCCAGTATACCTCCATTAGCTCGATGCGGTCGTCCGGCACCGTGTGCAGTTGGTAATCAAGCCCGGTCGCCTCGTCGCCAGCCTGGGCAGCGAGAACCTCCTCGGTCTTGTCGGGGTAAGCCTTCTCCACGTCTTCGCGGACGTGGAAACTCCTGATGGCTATCCACTGAGAATCACGGGGGTTTGTAACCTTGTCCTCGAAGAAGAGGTCGTACGGGCTGATGGGCTCGGAGTGGATGACGTCGTCATCGGCGTCATAGTAGCTATGGACCGCCGTGGTTCCGGTGACGAGCAGCCATTGCAGCGCCGTGTGAAGCTTGTCCTGGATGTCTTCACGGGTCCAGTAATACCGGAGCGCTATCTCGGAGCTTTTGGCCTTGATGATGTCCTCATTGGACGGCGAGGCCGGGATGACGGCGATGGAGGGGTAGCTCAGCGAAAGCCTGGCCATGATGTTGCGGTAGATGTTGAGCAGCAGATTGACGGTCTGGCGCTGGCTACCGTCAGGTCGGGCCCTCTGATTGATGAGGTAGGCCGCGTTGTCACGGTCGAAGTCAAGCCACTGGCGCCCTTCGAGGAACATGGTGCAGAGGTCCCACACGCGCCCGTAGGTGGTCTTGTCGTTACGGGATGCCCTGATTTGGCTCCCGACGTTGTCTGGGTATTCAGGCATTGCCTAGCGCCGCCGATTCCATGTGGGTGGGAAGAAGCGGTCTAACAGGAGGCCCGAATCGAACCCCAGCAGGTCTGGCTCAATGCTCGGGATGTGATAACCAAGCGTGGGCTGGCGAGCCGGGATGCGCCCATAACTGTAGGGAGCGGGGGGTTGCGGGGCGGTGACGCCGCGAAGATACCGATTTTCGGGAGCAAACTGAGGCCAAACGGGCGTGGGAGGAGGCGCCAGGATTGGCGGCGTGAGACGTGGCTGGCCACCCTGGTAACCCGGGAACTGCGTGGCCATACTCTCGGCCACCCGGGGGTCCATCCTGAGCGCCGTGTCCACCCCTAGGGCATTGGGCGCCACGGGGGGCGCATTCATGACGCGCGCGGCGGGGACCATGGACGACACCGCCGCAGCGGTCGGGGTGGTCGGGGACGTGGCATAGTCGCCCAGGGCCGAGGCGCCCAGGTCAACTAGCAGATTCGCAAGGTAGTTCGGCTGGGGCATCCGCTGCGGCGCCGCAGCACTCTGCCTGGTGGCCTGGAGCGCCGTGTGGCCGGGCGGAAGCGCAAGGCGTGGGCGGGGCCTTGTCGGCTCCTGGGGTTCGGGCATTTTGGGCGCCATCGCCCTCTTTGCGACGGCACTACCGAGAGACAGTAGCCCCCAGATCACGGCTGCTGGAACCGGCATGCAACACCTCGAAAATCTCAGAGGGAGTGGGGTCTATATGTGGCGGGGTCAGGAGGAGTTTGAGTTCCTCCTCCTTCACCCGCCGGAAGGAGGCCAGTAGCCTCACCAACTGTATCTCCACGAACACCCCACCCGCAAGGACGAGGGAGAGCAGGATGTCGTGGAGTACAGCCATACACGCCTAGTAGGCCCAGCCGGTCAAGACTGCCTGAGCGTTGGGGCGGTAGCAGTAGTGGTTGTAGTACCACTTGTAGAAGCCCTCCCAACTGTCACGGTCTGCCTTCCTGGCAAGCACGGAGCCGTCGAGGTCGGCAAACTTGCCATCTTCGAGGACCGCGAGCTTCCAGCACTTCGTGTTGAGGAAGAGCATGATGCCCCGGTCGACATGACGCGCCGCCTTGATCGGAATGCCGGCGTAGGAGAGGCCAAGGAAGCCGCCGTCGCCCTTCTGTGCGCTGCCCTGCGCGTTCATCTGGACGGTGCCGGTGAGGAGGCTGATGTACTTCGCCCGATCGATCGGGTTCATGAGAATCACATCCGGCTCCATCCCGCTCGTCATGCTGACGCTGTCGATCGTCTCCTGCATGCGCGCCAGGGTCAGGTCCACTAGGCCGCCGCCAGCCGTCTCGCTGGTGGTCAAGACGACAGACTGAAGCTCTGTAGCGGTGTCATCGTCAGAGCCGCGATCGACGCCAAAGAGGCTGACATAGCCGAGGTTTCCGTAGATACCCGTGGGCTGATTGTCGAACGCATCGACGGCTGCGACGCCCGTGTCGCTGATCACCACGGCGCCGGCATACCCTGCATCGATGCCAGAACTGTCCAGGTCGGTGATGGTGATCGTGCCATTGACCGCCGAGACGGCGGTGCACTCAACCTCAGCGCTCACGAACTCGTAGGAGGCCAGCGCGCCGAGAGATGCGTTCGAGCAGTCAACCACGCGGACGCCAAGCGTTCCGGCGGCATCCGAGACGGCGGTGCCAATCTTGTTGAAGTCGCCCCGGAAGTTCCACGCATTCGCGCCAGCGTTGTCAGCCCGCTCGCAGATGAAGCCCACGACGCGGCCACCACTGGTGAGCGTGCGGTCAGCCTGGTTGCGAACATCGTCCTTGAGCTTGTCCATCTCCATCTCAAGCGCGCCGATGAAGCTCGCCGTGCCACCCTTGGCTGCGGCGGCAATCGCCGGGCCAGTGACCTCGAAGCGGCCATAGAGGTAGGCGGCCTCGAAGGTGAGGCGCTTGACCGTCTGCGAGCCGGCGGCCTCAAGGTCGGTGTTTTCGGCCTTGAAGGCGACACCGGAATTGCGACCAACATGCACGGGCACAACGCCCTGCCTGCCTGCCCAGGAAATCTTGGCCTTCTCGAACATCTGGAGGACCATGACTTCGTTATTGAGCTGCTCCTGGAGCGGCCCAATGTAGTAGTCCTTCAGGATGTCGCTGAGCGACCCTGGGGCGGAAACGGTTCCAATCGTGGCAATAGCCATTTTCTCTTACTCCCTAACCGAAGAGGTTAACGCTGCCGTCTTTGACGGCTTTGAAGAGGGCTTCTGTGCCCTCCTTGATTGTCCCGAAGGTCTGCTTGTCAGCGACGGAGGCTGTCCGAGACGCCCCGGTCCCGGCCCGCTTGGGCCGAGAGGGAACGCCTGGGTCTGCCTCTGACTCTGCCGCGACCTCCTGGGCCTCCTGCGCGGAGGCGCCAGGGTTGGCGGCGAGATAGCGAGCAATGGCCTCTTCCTCGCGCGTTGCGAGCCATGAGGTGTACTGCTCTGCCACTCGGTT